CCCCCGTAAAAATCGAGGCTACGAACGTGATATCGGCTGAAGCACCTGACTTTTTAACCATAGGTAACTCAACATAATTAAGAGTGATAATAAATCCACTCCAAATGACAACTCCTAGACGCACCATTGCACCTAGTATTTGCATCTGTTCATCATGGTCGTCTACATTTTCTTTTAGTTTTTTTAGGAAACTTTTTGGTTGTCCTTTGATAACCTTATCTTCTTCCATGCTGTTTTAAGTATAGGTTTCATTGCAGTTACAACCCATTTAAAGGCTGCTGTTGCTGTCAGTGTTGCAGCTACAGAAACGACTGCTGTAGTAGAAGCCGTTATAAGTATTTCGTTTTCTGGTAAAGGCATTTTGACATCAATAATAGGTATATCAATTTGCCTTATGCCAGTAGGTGCTTCTTCTGTAGCTTCTGGTTGTGTACCCTCTGGTTCTCGAAGATCGCTTGGAGGAACAACTAAGGGTACATAACTAGGTACGTCAGCAGTGGGTAGAGGTATAGATATTGTTTCAAACTTTTGTACAGGTGGTAATTTTATAGTAGGCAGTTCTATGCTGCTATCTCCATTACTGTAAATGTTGAAGCACCTATACCTCCATATGTCGATGTATAATCTGTACCACCAACATTCATATGTGTTCGATTAATATAGGTTGTTCCAGCTTGAGAACGAAAATATTGTAATTTATAGGTATGTGCGTTTGTATTTACTGCTGTATCTAAAAAAGTAAGTGTTAAAAAATTACCACCATTTGCGTCAAACAAACATCTCATTCCTTGTGTTGTAGCAAAAACAGCAAAGCCAGATGTTGTGTCTCCTATATCACTAACTACAGTTGAACCTCTTACAATACGAAAATTAATTAAGTGGTCATTACTGCTAGATCCAAAAGAAAATGAAAATGTACCAAAAATTTTATTACCAGTAGCTGCTGGTGTGATGGTTACACAATTAGAAATTATGTCAGTAAATGCGTTAATATTAGTAGAACTTGCTGCATCTGTTTTTTGATTTTTTACAACTTGAAGAATATTACCTGTGTTATTGGGAAACGCTACTTTACCATCTGAACTAAGTGTAAGTGCATCCGAAGACGCACTTGTGTTACGTATTGAGTCTACGACTATTCGTGACATTGTTTACCCTCCTATGGTTTTGGGTATTTATCTTTAATTGCTTTTATATCTGTTTTCCAAGCGTCTAAGCCTGAATGATAGATTTTGTCGAGCTGGTCCTCCCAGGATGGATACTCTTCTTTTCTTTTTCTTTGGTATTCTACAGCTGCATACGCATCGTCTATTGACTTACGAGCTGCTGCTACTTTGACAGCATCTAGTGTTACTGATTTGCCGTCTTTGTCAAACGCTCCAGCGGAGTCGTCTATTGATACTACTGTGCCTGCATATGCAGAGTAGATTGCTTCGTGATCTAATGCCATTGTTGTTAAAAAAAAATAATTGTTTGTTTGTTAAGCTGCTATCTCCATCGCTGTAATTGTCGAAACACCTACGTAATCAAGCGTGCCAGCTCCAAGAGCAGAGCGTGCGGTGCTGTTATAGTTAATTGCTGTTGTTTGAGAATATATTGAAGTATTAAATATTCTAATACTATAAGTAATTGCTGAAGTACCCCCAGCAGTATCTAAATACTGAATTGTACTTGAATGTAACTGGTAACCACTACCATCATACGTTGCAAATACTCTTGCTTTTGAACCAGAAGCATCACCAATTGCACCAGAAAGTATAGATCCATCTTTATAAAAACTAAAACCCATACTAGTACTACTTGCTGAAAGGGTACAAGTTAAAAATATTTTATTACTTGCGTTTGAGGGAGTAATACTAACTGTTAATCCAGTTATATCATTTCCTGTTGCACCAGCAGCTATTGTTTCAGATGCAGTATCGGTTTTTGCTGTAGATACAACTTGAAGAAGTTTTCCACCAGTAGTTGTTGTAGCTATTGTGCCGTCTGCATCTGGTAATGTTAAGACTCTATGTGCACCACCAGTTGTTGATGCTGGAGCCTGTAAGGATACTGACCCAGAAGTAGAGCCTACTAATTTTACGGTCATGCTGCTACCTCCATTGCAGATATTCTGGAAGTATATCTATTATCATATTCTGCATTATCATTTCTATCTGGAACAGTTCTATTTATATATCCTGCGTAAGCACCAGCTCTTGAAGTACTTTGTAATTTGTAAGTAATTGCAGAAGTTGTATTTGGACTATCTAAAATCTGTCTAGTATGATGATGTACAAAACCGTTAGCGTTTGAGTCAGTTACATTAGTACCAAAAGCACTAAAGTAGTTTCCTTGATTAGACTGCTTACCAGTTGCAGTATTGCCAATTTCAGTAGAACCTCTTAAAAGTTTTATATAGCTTACCCAATAGCTACTTGAAGCTACTAGATCAACTAAAACTAAAATTTTACTTGATGATGATGACGGTGTAATTGTAACAGCTAATCCAGTTATATCAACAAAAGTAAAATCTGCGGTTGTACTCCATGTATCTGTTTTTTCTACTTGTTTTACTTGAAGAATTTTACCTGTATCTATACCAGATAAACTGCTTCCACTAAAAGTCGTTGCGGTTACTAGACCGCTTGTTCCATTTATTATTACTGGCATTTATATTATTACCCATGTTTCGCCAGAACCTACAGTGACTGTAGCTCCTGAGTTTACTGTTATTGGCCCAAATGTACCAGCATTATGATTATTAGAAATCGTATAGCTAGTTGTTACTGTTGTGCCATTCTCCCAAAAGATTTTGTCCGACCCACCGCCTGCTGCACCAGCACTAGCTTCAGCCCATGTAAGACCTCCAGCAGCACTAGATTTCGCAGTTAGTACATAATCATTTGTAGGAGTATTATCTATATTCAAATCGGCTTCTTTGATAGAACCATCTTTGATTCCATCTCCACCTGTTATTTTTGTAAGTGCCATTATGCTATTGCCTGTATAAGTAATCTTGGTTTTACATATTCAACGGATCCAGTAGCACCACCACCATCCCAATAATCATTTTTATGTATTTGTGAGTTATAACTAGAACCATCAAATTCTCTACCAACTACTTTTATTGTTTTGTTAGTAGTCCACAAACTTCCAGCTAATTTTCCGTTTGCAATATCATTACTGGTTTCCGTTAAATCAAAAACCCACTCCATATGTAGTTGAGAGTGGTGATGTGCAGCACTAACGTGTTCACCAGCCTTAGTAATTCTACTTGGATTTATACCACCACTATCAACTTGTATATAAAAATGAGAAATACCAGAGTTAGTATGTGCTGCATACTGACATAAGAAACTGTATATTAACTGTTTAGCTCCACTAGGAGGTTTATAAGAAATAGCACTACCAGTTATTTCAGTATATGTAGCAGTCAAAGCTTGGGAAGCTGTAACATTACCAAGAGTGTAACTTCCAGAACCTACTGTTATAGATCTACCATCAGCTATTCCAGCAATAGTTTCTATTGTTTCTCCAGCTGCTGGGGTTCTAGTTAAATTAGGAATACTTACAGAACCATTAGAATTTAAAACAATATTGTTAGAACTAGAGGAAGCATGTTTTAAATTTGTTGCGTTTAAAGTTGCCATTATGCTGCTACCTCCATTACTGTTATTGTACTTGAAAGGCGAGGTTCAGTATTAACTCCATTTCCATCAGTATATGTTCTATTAACATAAGCATAACCTGTTGTTGCACATCTTAACTGTAGTTTATATGTTGTTGCTGAAGTTGTATTTGGAGAATCTAAAAATTCGTAAGTTTGCATATTTATAGTAGTATCAAATGCTTGGTAAAACATAAAAGTTGGTCTCACTCTATTACCAGCTGCATTAGCTTCGCCTAAAAAAGTACTACCTCTAAGAAGCTGACCATAAGCAAAGTTACCAGAATAATTAGCTATAGCAACACTACATCTTACTAAAACTTTACTAGAAGTGGCTGAAGGTGTTATATCTACAGAAAGCCCTGTTACATCAACCAAAGTTGTAGAAGTTGTTGAAAAAGGATCAAGTTTTACTGTCTGCTTTACTTGAAGAATATTACCAGCTCTTCCTAATGTGTCCAGCGTAGCTGACGCTGTACCCGGCACAGTTAGATCAATAGCTGCATTACTAGCTGTACTAGCTGGCCCTTTGATAGCGACTGTACCTCCACCGCTGTCTGCGGTTAATTTTAATTGACTCATGCTGCCACCTCGATTACTTCTAAAGTTGATACTGAATGGTAGCCATCATATCCGTGCCACCGATTTATATATCCAGTACCGCTACCTGTAGTACTCCAGTAAACATTATAAGTTCTAGAATTAGTATTACTAGAAGTTTCATAAGCTATAATATTCTGTTGCATCATATATGCGGTGGTGGTGTAACATGAAGAACTTCCACTTTGATGATCTGGACTTGGAAAACTATTAGGTTGTATTAAGAAACTTGTACCGTTATATATTCTAGAACAAACTACATTACCATTTATACTATAAAAACAACTAGCTCTTACGATCATGGTGCTATTACTAGCAGTTGGAGTAATAGTTACAGAAAAATTTGGGATAGCTGCTGGGGTTGTAGTGTTAATACTTGATTGATCGGTTTTGTTAGTTACTTTATATTGAAGAATTTTTCCTAAGTTAACTCCCGTTGCTAAATCGGCACTTTGTATAATTCCGTCTGGTAAGCCACCAGCGGATATACCCGATACTGTGCCAGAACCGTTTAATGTTATAGGCATAATTTATACGATTGTCCAGTTTTCTCCAGTACCGATTGTCACAGCAACACCATTATTAATTGTTACAGGGCCAGCTGACATTGCGTTGTAGCCGTTTGTAATTGTATAATTCGTTGTTACTGTTTGACCGTTTTCCCAGAATATTTTATCTGTGCCACCACCTGTAGCTCCAGCTGCTGATTCGACCCACTCCATACCATTGGATGTGTAGCCAAGTACTTTGTCTGTACCAGACGGTGCAGCATGTATATCTAGTTTTGCTTCTGTTATACTGTCGTCTGCTAACTTACTACCAGCAATAGCTGCTGTAGCATTTATGTCAGCATTAACAATACTTCCGTCTACGATTTTAGCAGATGTAACAGAATCATCAGCTGGTACACTAAGACCTATTGCGTTTCCGAGGGTGAGAATAAAGAAATCAGAACCACTAGCAGGGGCACTGGCAAATATAATGTCATTACCATCAATAGCAAATCCTTCGCTTGGACTGGTTCCACTATTAGGTTTCTGAATGACTCCATTGACGCTAACAATATGTGCTTGAGCATTTGTTCCTGCGTTAGATAATGTAAATCTTGTAGCAGAACCATTAAAGGTTGCACTACCACCGCCTGTTCCACTAGAACTAGACAGTGTATTTATTTGTATGTTGTAAGTAGATGTAACGTCAGCAAATGAAAGAACACCACTACCATTAGTTTTCAAGAACTGACCATTAGTTCCATCTTCTGGTAATGTAAACGCACTTGTTTTTGTGTATGTGCTTGGACTTTTAAAAGATATATTGTGAGTATTATTAGGGTCAACATCAAACGTTATATTTTGATTTGTTGTTGTAAATAAAAGACTTGACCCTATTATTTGATTGTTTGCTTGAAGATAACTGTTAGTATCCCAACTAAGTACACCGTTAGCATCTGTTTTTAATCTACCTCCATTTTGTATGTTAGTAGGTAAGGTAAGTGTATAACTTGCATTTGCACTATGAGGCGGTGATTCTATTTTTACACCGTGACTATTGTTTTGACAATTAAGTTGTAAAGTACCTACATTTGCACTACCACCATCAGTATTACCTTTTATCTCAACAACACCTGTACCATCAGGAGTTAACTTAATATTACCGTTTGTTGTGCTTGTAGTAATCTCATTGGTTTGTACATCTAAGTTACCACCAAGTTGCGGTGAACTGTCGTCTACAACGTCTGTAGCTACAGTTTCAAACTCTAAGGCTGTACCACCTGAGTTTACTTTAACTGTTTTACCGCCCTGTCCTGTAAGACTAGAAGGTGTGTCTGTAAGGCCAGCAAAGTTACCAGCTGGTACTGTAACTGTAACAAATTCAATAGCATTACCAGCAGAATTTACCTTAAGTGTTTTACCAGCAGCACTACCAAAGTTAGCTGGTGTGTCAGATAGTCCTGTAAATGTAGAACTACCTCCACCACCTCCACCACCACTGTCATCGGCAATAACAAATTCAGATGCTGAAGCATCATATTTTAATATTTTGCCATCTGCTACACCCGATGTATTTACATCTGATAAAGCATTTAATGAACCTAAGTTACCAAGTTTTGTTTTTTCAGCATCTGTAAAAGCGTTGGTATTAGACTCGCCTTCGTATGCAGCTTTTATTTCTGCACCAGTTTGGTCTGCTGTCGCACCAGTTTCTATGTTATTTAATTTTGTATGATCTGCATCTGTAAATACATTAGAATCTGTTGCGGCTTCTACTGCTGCTCTTATTTCTGCATTAGTCTGATCTGCTGTAGCACCAGCTTCTATACCATCTAACTTGCTGTGGTCTGCATCAGTGAACACATTACTGTCTGTTGCATTATCAACAAGTGTTCTTATTTCTGATGCTGTTTGGTCTGCTGTTGCTCCAGTTTCTATTCCAGCTAACTTTGTAAAATCAGCGGAAGACATACTACCAGCTACTGAGCTAGAAGAGATTTGTAATTTTGAACCGTCTATAGCTGCACTAGCACTTATATCAGCATTAACAATAGTTCCATCTTCTATTTTTGATGATGTAATTGCTGAATCTTGTATATCTTCAGTTTCTATAGGGCGAGTTTGTAACTCGTGGATGGCATATAATGCTTGTTCTGTATTAGCGTTTAGGTCAGTTGCTCTTATAGATGAACCAGCTGCATATACAGCTTTCGGATCATCATCACCTGTAGATTTACCAACAGTTGTTTCTCTATATACTCTTACACGTACTCCTGATTTAGGAGCACCAGTACTTTCCTGTACAGAACTATCTACACTTGTATTGTTAAAAGTTATTTTGGTGGGATTGCTTGCAGTATCGACTGCATATTTAGTTGTCGCTTGTGTCACTCCGTTAAGAGCAACTTTTACATCTTCAGTTTGTAAAACAGGGAAAGTGAACGTAAATTCCAAATCGGAACCATTAGCCGCACCTCCACCGTTGTCGGTGTATGTAATTGGCATTTTCTCTTAAGAGTTATATTTTTAGGCGGATTATTTATTACGTAGATTTAAAATTGTTTCTTTACTTTTTATTTTGTAATTACCAGTTTTCTTTAATGTTTTTAAATTATCTATTCTTCTTTCATCTCTTTCTTTAATTAACTGTTTAACTTCTGGATGGTTACGTATTTTATTAAATGCTTTTCTTTTTGCTATTTGGAAAATTCTTTTTATTTCAGCGTTATGAACATATGCTTTCATTGGATCTCTACCACGATTGCCATTGTTCATATCAAACATCATTTGATTTAAAGAATTTATTATTTTTGGATTATCAGCTAACTCATTAAGTTGTGCTTCTATATTTTGATCACCTATAGCTTTAGCAAATAAAGATCTAACTGTTGCATTTTTACTAAAATCTATACCTTCGTATGAATATGTTGTTGTTCTTAAATCATATCCACTATCAAATAACAGCTTTCTACCTTTACTGTAATCTAAATTTACTGTAAAAGGACTAAACATATTAAATAAACGTGTAGGGAAGTCCCAGTTTCTTATTGGGTTACCTGTAAGAGTGTCATATTTTGTAGGTAATTCAAATGCTGCTACACCCTCTAGATATAAGTTTCTATTTCTAAACGACTGTAATAGACCAGAGTTAATCTCTTTCATGTATGGATTAAATACTTTACCTAATTCATTTCTAAGAGATGATAATGGAATTGTATTATTAGCAATACTTGCAATAATTCTTTCCATAGAACCTGGTTTACCAGCAAATAAATCTACAAATTGTTGCATACTTGCAAGATATGACTTACTTGACAAACCTTGCATGATAACTATTGATAGTTTTCTGTATTGTTCTTCTGTCCACTCAGGACCCATTTGTTCATAATGATCACCAATATCACCAATAGTAGAAAGTATTAGGTTAAATGGTTCAAATGCATCATATCCTACCCACACATTTCCTATTTTTATACTTCTTGGCCTCCAACCAGCATCAATCCAGGTCTGTCTTTTCTGCCTATCAGCTGGTCCGTTACCAGTTAGCCCACCATTAACATAGTGCATATTTGCTAACAGTATTAAACTACTACCAATAGCTATTCTACCTTGTCTTAATGCCTTTGCATTTGCTAAATCTTGTGCATTTCTAATACCATATATAGCTAAATCACTTAAATTATCTGGTGTAGCCTTCATTATATCTCTAGACTCTTTTACAAGTCTATTAAATAATGGTGTATGTTTTGCAGTTAATGCTAAACCGTTCATACCAGTTCTAGCAAATAACAAGAATGGTTTTGTCCAGGGACTTGATTCAAATGCTGCATCTAATTTTGCAGAAAAACCTTGCAATTCATTTGTTAATGTTGCCTCTTTTTTTGCATATAAAGCTGCTTCATCAATGATATTGCCATCACCATCCATGATTTGTTTATAAAACCTTTCTTGTGCTTCTTTTAACATCTGTGGTGATATTTCTGTAACCTTACCAGCATTAAAAAGATCCATTGCTTCACGCATTGCTCTTTCTTTTGCAGTAGCTCTAGCTAATATCAATCCAAATGCATCGTCAGTTGCACCCATTATTTTTGTAGAATAGGTTAAAAACTTATTATCATTAAGTGCTCTAGTACCATTAGCAATATGAAATGCTAATTTATCACCATCTGTAGCTCTACCACTATTTTCTATCCAGTCAGTGTACATAGCCCACTGTTCATCACCTTTTGTAAATTGGTTAAATCTTGTTTTTACAGTTGCTATATCACCAGACCAATAACCATTAAGGTTATGTCTAAATAGTTCCCAGGCTTCTGGTATAGATTCTCGCATAGCATTCATGGCTGCCATAGATGCCCTTAATGTTGCACCATCACCACGTATACCAGCACCGACTGCCATTGATAAAGGACGTAAAAATGTAGCTGCACCAGTACCCATAATTGCTCTCATAGGAGTTTTAGGACCACTAAGTACACTATTAACCATTACCTTACCTAAACCTTTGACTATTAATCCTTGCTCAGTCTTACCTTTTATTTTACCGCCTTTAAATTTTTTTCTAATATAATTATCGTAATCATTAAGTGTATGTATTTCACCTGTAAATGATATAGCTTCATGTATTGCTTTAAACAAATCATCATTATCACTTGTACCAGCAATCTCATAAGCTAGCTTGTGTGCTGCTTTAGATTCAGCCATTTGTTTATTAACAGCTTCAAATACTTCAGCTTTAGACTCTTTTGTAAATACTTTTCCAGCTTTGAAATCAGAAAACTTTTTAGAATGAGTCATTTTTGACAATTTAATTTGCGTTAAACCAGCAATAACCTTGTCATATGTTGCTTTAGCTGGACCATCTACATCAGTAAGATTTGCATAATCATATAATTCTCTATTTGTAATACCAGAATCCCTTATTTCTTTAAGTAAAGATCCTATAACTAAATCAGCAGCTGCAACATTTTTAGGGTCCCATACTGCAAACTCATCAGGTGTGCCTGTATTAACAGTTGTTTTACCACGATTTAATAGGTCCCAAAACTCATCAGCTGTAAGCTCACTAGTATTTCTACCTTCCATTATTTGTTGTGCTAATTCAACAGAGTCTTGCCATACTTTATGCAATGGAATATTTTTTGCTCTTGCAGCAGCAACTTCTTCTTTTACTCTTGCATCACTCATATAAACTTTCATAAGTTTAACAAGTTCTGCCTCTGCCATTTCACTTGTACGTTTCATACGATCTAGTGAAACTGGTGTTGTTACAGAGTCAGTAGAACCACCCTCTGCACCATATTCTGTTCTTATTCTTTTTAGCTGTTGTTTTACATTATATAGAGGACCAGTGGATGTAGGTGCAGCCTGTGTAGGACTTGCAACATTTTTATTTTTATATGCACCAAATCCTGGTAATTGTAACTGTTCTATTCCTTTTTCTGCTATTTGTGCCTGTACACTTTCATTTCTAGCTAATACTTTAGACAATTCTTGTTCATCAATAATATAATCTTCAGTATTAAATAACTCTTTTTGTACAACACTTAATTCGTTTGCTGGTACTTTTCTAACACCTTTTTTTATTGCCATGCCAGCAGCATCAAACAATATTCCAATACCCATACCTTCTACAACATTTTTCAATGTTTTCATAGCAGGGTGGTCAGTATCTTTTGTAGAAAAGGGTGTATCTAGTAATCCAAAATTATCTCTTAGTACAGCTAGGCCATTGTCATCTTGTGAGTACCGTGATACTAAATCTGACGTAGCACCTATTGCTGCACCTCTAACTAAACTACCAGCTACAGTTGTAGCAGCTCCTACACCAGCAGCTTTCATTGCTGGAATTATACCAACTGCTAACGATCCAAAATGGACAAGTCCTCGTAAGGCTCCTCCCCACCATGTTTTGGTTTCTATTGGATTTTCATCATCTACAAATGCATCATCCCATTCAGGCTTATAACCTTCCTCGGTTTGCATTTCTTCTTCCATTTCGCCACTGAACATATCAATAGCTCTTTCTGGAAGTGTTACTAGAGAAGAAGCTGTGTCTTGTAAACCACCACCTATTGCAGATGTAACTTCTTTAGCAAAACCTCTTACACCACCAAAGCCTTCTCTATTTCTAGGATCTTCAGCATCAGCAGCAATTCTTTCTTCTTCCTCTAGTTGTTGAGCTTCCATTTGTTGTCTCAACTGTTCTTTTCTTTCTTCTTCTTCTCGTGACTCACGGATTTCTTCTGAAAAATCCTCAAATCCTGTATCAAAAGAATCAAAATTCATATTTGAATTCATTTCATTACCTTAGTAATTACATTGTTATCTTCTTCTATTAGAAGGTCTGTCCGTATTCGCAACTTCTTGTTTTCTCTTGTCAACTTCTCGTAAGAAGTCTTTAACTGGATTCATGCCATGAAATACTTCTGGTGTAATAGTACGCATAAAATCACTGACAAACTTTTTACCACCTGGTGTTTCTAACCAAGGTGTTTGATCTCCTCTTATTTTTTTTGATCTTCTAGATTTAGTATCACTTAAGTTAGGTTTATCTTTTTCAATAACAGTTTCTTTACCTAACGGAAAATCTCTATCTAATATAGCTTTACCTTCAGGTGTAGCATAATAATCTTCTACCTCTTCTATAAGAAACTGTACATCATTGTATGAGATGTCACCATCTTCTGCTAATAAATCAATCTTAGCTCTATTGACACGTTCTTGATCTGGGTGTACTAATAGTTTACTTTTAATATATGGTGGTAATTCATCAAGTTGTTTTTCAATTTCAGACTTAGGTATTTCATCTTTACCAACTAACGATGCTTGTTGTCTTGCAATATCAGTAGCAGACACAGGTGGGTATTTTGTACGATTATGTTGATTGGCTATAAGTTGGTAAATTTCTGGTAAATCTTTACCATCAGAATCTATAAATTTTTTAAGATAATCTTCTGTGCCAGGTAAAACACTTTTAGTAATTGCTTCTGAACCATTAGTTTTTATTGCGTATGCAGCTAATTCTAAATCTTTGTTTAGTGTCATTTCTGGATCAGGATCAATAGCACGTTCATAATAATCATATGTAATGCCATCTTCACCTTCTATTGTTGCATTAATGTTTCCTAGTACTTCTTTTTTAGCAATATCAAAAGCTTTTTCTTTTCCAAATTTGTCAACATTATCTTTGTATATTCTATGAAAATCAGCTAATGCATTATCATGATATTCCCAATATCCGTCAGGCTTAGTATCACCATCATTTGTAAGTTTAAATTTATTTTTTAGTCTTGTATTTAATCTGTTTGTAAAACTTGTAACTTCTTCTTTTTTTAAACTTGTTGCATTACTCTGTGTTACTTTAGTTGACCATGTATTCCATAACTTTGTATCTTTTATTTTATCAACATCTTCTTGATTTATAGGTAAATTTCTACGTTGTCTAAATTCTAAATCTTCGATGATACCTTCATCATCTCTATCTTCTTCTGTCCTATCTAAAATATTTTTTAATTTAGTAGGTACTGTACCCCACTGTGGGTCCCACTGATTTAATTTTTCTTTTATTTGTTCTTCTGTAAAACGTTTACCATCTTTTTTTAGTTCTGCCTCTTCTTTTAAAACATCTTGTGTAAATTGTTTACCTTTTAATTCTTGTGCTTCTATTTCATTTTCAACAACATCATTTTGATATTCAGGAACTTCATCTCCTAATTTTAACCATCTAGTTTTCCATCTACTTACTTTGTATGGTTTACCATCAATCATTATTTCTTGTTCTTGTATAGCCTTTAAATCATCTTCTGTTAACTGACCAGTTTTTGCCATATCAGTTAATATTGTAAATACCTCGTCTAAAGCTTCTGCACGACTATAAGGTTTATTATTTTCATCGACTGTTCTTTTTACAGAATCAAGTAATCTTTTAAAATTTTTATTGATAGCAAAATCATTAACAGCATCTTCTCGTACTTTAAAACTTTTATCTATTGCATCATTTTTTTCATAATCTTTCATTATGTTTTTATGAGCACTTTGAACTTTATCATAAAAACCAACGTTCTTATCATCTAATAATGCTCTATTTACATCAGTAAGATTCTGTTCTTTAATATATTGCCTTCTCAAGGCTTTCATTGCAATATTTTTTTGATCTAAAGTTTCTGCTGTTTTAGGAGTAAACTTAACACCATTGACTTCTAACTGTATATCTTCATTATTTATCATCTCACCTTTCAGCCAATCTTCATAGTTATCAGCTGCAATCTTAGATTTCTGTTGTACATAACTATATAAAGCCCATCCAGATAAGTTACTAATCTCATCAGCTTGCTGAAATGAACCACCATCTTCTAGTACTTCTACAGCAACAGTATCTAAGTCTTCTTTGTTTTTTGTTATTGTTGCTAAATTAGATTCGTAATCAAATATATCTTCTTGTGGTATATCTACTTTACCAGTAGCTTCTTTAGATTCTATATCCTGTTCTATAAATGCTAATTTACCTCTAAGGATTTCTTTTTCCTTAAAATCTTCTGCTTTGCTTTTGACAAAACCATCTAATGTATCTGAAAAATTAGAAAGAGCTGCTAACCTTTCTCTACCTTTTTCACGATCTTCAGCTAAACGTACAGACTCAATTTCTCGAAATCTATCTGCGTTTCTTTGTTCACCAGCTGAAAGATTACGTAGTACTTCTCTATATGACATAATTATAAGAATGTATTTTGTGTCTCAAACCCAAGACTTTGGCCTGTATCAAATGTTTTACTAGAAACATAATCATCTAACTCTGATTGTAAAAATGGATTTTGTTTAAATTGAGGTATCTCATACTGTGGTACCTCCATAGTAGTAAATGATGTGGATCCCTGATTATATGCATCAGCAAATGATGGTGCCTGATTTTGTGCACTACCTGGTGGTGTAAATTGGTATGGATTACCACTTTGTGTTACATCAAGTGGTTTGTTATCTTGATATTCTCCGTATCTTTTTAAACCAGAACTAGCAATAGATAATGCTGTATTAAAGAAACTTGGACCTTGTTTAAATGGTGTTAATAGTGGTGGTGCTTCAGGACTTGGTCTACCAGTAATATATTCTACGTATTTACCTTGAGCAAAAGATGATATAGCTCTGCCAGCTTTATCTTGAAATAGTATCTGACTATCTTTAGCAAATGCAGCTTGTGCACCAGCAGCAGCCCATTGTTGTCCTAACTCAGCTATACCTCCTCTACCAGATCTACGTCCAGCTTGTTCTCTACCACCAGCATTTATCATTTTAGCAAGTATTCTTTGTTGAGATATAGCAGCATTACCAACAGCTTCTCTAGCTCTTAGTTGTGATTCTGCAATAGAATCTTGTGTTTCACGCCATTTGTTGTCAACTTCGATGTCACCATCTTGTTTACTATTTTTCCAAATGAGTTCTTCGTTTCTGTTTTTAGTATTGTAGGCATTGATTGCTAATCTATTTTGTATAGCTATAGATTCATTAGCTTCTCTTGTTTGTCTTCGTTGTTCTCCGTATTGTCCTAGTGCTCCTAAAGCATCTAGTCCGAAGCCGATTCCGCTGGACATCCCTGCGGACATTCCTCCTGATCCTGCACACATGGTATTTTACAAAATTCAATAAATGGTAATAAGTTCGGACCATGTAAAACTTCACGAAGAAATTTAAAGCCCAAAAATTTTAATAATCTTAGGTGTGTTGTATTTCGTTTATCACAAATATTCCACAACAAAGATTCAGTTCGTTTATCTAACCATCGTTTCGCTTCTCTAGAAAATGAAACTGGATAGTCATGAATGACATCTGTACATATCATCCATATTCGTCCATCTGGATAAACGCCAGCCAATCCAGCAGTCTTGCCGTTTGGCATCGTGAAATAGATATTGTCTCCAGATTCTAAGAAAAGAGGAACATGGACAACAGGTGTTAATCCATGACCCTCAACAAGTTCTCGATAGTCGTCTGAACGTAAGTTTTGTGCAACTTCTAAAGCTACTGCTTTTGTAGCTGGGAGGATAGTTACTTTAGACACGTCTATAATATTTAGGGTTGTAATCTCCTTCCCAGTTCATTGAGTGAAGTGTAGCTGGTGAAGGATGTGTTGATTTAATTTGTATATCTAAGTTTGTATTTCTTTCGTATATCGGTATTGTTTGTATAAACTCTTCTACTATAGGTAATTCATTTGCTTTTATAGAGTCTATTTCAGCGGCACTAAAATTAGTTGTATAGTCCACTCTACCTTTTCTTTTAATTGTTGTATCTATATTTCCTACTGCACCAAATGCAAATTTTAATCTATGTACAACTAATGATGCTCTAGTATCTGATCTTGATTTTTCTCCAGCTGCTTTTGTAACGAATATAGTTGGTAATTCTAGTGACCAGTCATATAAATAACCTAAAATTAATGTAGACCCAGTCCAATTACCTTCTACTTCTAAATTTTGTGTACCAGTAACAATATTAGCTTTTGCGTATCTACCAATATCATTGCCAGCATTATTATTATATACAGCTAGTTGCCCAGTACTAGCATATCCAGTTGGTTTTGCAAAAGTTGTTTTTTTAGTTGTTGCATTATATGAGCCAGATGACAAAGCTGATAGTTGACTATGTCTATCTAAATGTATAGGATAATTTTCTGTACCTATAAGTGTTGTGTCATCTTGTTTTTTAACATCAATAGCTTCTAAAATATGTTCTCCGCCACTTAAAACAACAACATAATATACATCATCTAATATTGCATGGTGTACTAATTCACCAGTTAATAACCATCTAAACCAAGCTGACTGTACCCTTTTTTCTCCATTATTATAAAACCTAAAACCCCATACTTCATTAGATGGTGAAGTAGTATCAGCGTATCTAGCACCTAGTAATAGTAAACTATTTTCTTTAGAAGTTGTAGGTAAATTAATATTAATAGGTAACTTTTTCGATATTAGTTTGCTTTGTTCTAAAACTGTAGGTTCACCTTCTCTTCTAATATCAGCCATTTCAAATATTCTACCATTCTTACCAGTGCTATTTATAAATCCTGATGTGGTACCTAAAGAAAAAGGTACAGTTTTTGGATTATAATTATAGGCACATAGATAATTTATTTTTGCTGTAGATGGTGTTAATGCATCACTATCTGTAGTTAACATAAATTGTTGGTTAGAACTAAATAATAATAGTCCTGAGTTAACTTCTATACCATCAAATAATGTTGTTGGAAAAGTAGAACTAGCCTGGATATCAATAGGGTCAGCTGTAGATTCTGACATTGCAGTTGTACTAAAGAAATTAAAAAAGTCATTAGTTTTCGACAATACAACATTGCCTTTACTTAATACGACTAATCTATTTCTAAAAAATAACATTTTTTCTAATGTGCTTCCTATAAAACTAGGAACTGGGTTTGTGTTGTCATCCCCAACATCACGTAGAGTATAGTCGATTGTTTGTACACGAAATCTACCTTGTGGATATGTAGTACCAGCTGATTCTCTAACAATCTTTACAGGCATAGTATCTTTATCAATTTCTATTTCTATGCCAGGTGCTGGACATTCTTCCCATACACCTTCACCAAAAAAGTTACCACTAGTACCAGCGTTAGATTGTTTAAATTTTAAAAAGAAATCGTCATCATCATCACCACTGTTAACAATCTTGACCACATAATTATGTCTACAATTAGTAGGTAATTCTGCAATTGAGTTTGCTTCATTAGTTATGATATTCATCAACTGTGGTTCTGGTGTACTAACAGCAAAAGGTGTACTGCGTTGTAAATGTAAACAGTTACCAGTTATAGTTGCTGTAATACCTGTACCAGAAATAGCGTCTAGTGCAGATTTCATATCACCTAGTATACCAGCAGCTGTTACAGCTTCATCAGCACTAGAAGAGGTAGCAGCTGGACGTACAGCAGCAATATTAGCAGAACTACGTATTGTGACATGTGATTTTATTTCGACAGTGCCTGTACCATTTTTTGCAGTTGTATAAGTATGCGTTTGACCAGTTGTATAACCTTCTCCACCGAATTGTAATTTTGCAAATGGTTGATAAGAATCATCATACTGTGGGCCAGCACTTGAAGTCCCAGTATTATTAGGATCAACAACTGGTGTACATCTTACGTCTATTTCATACCTTAAATTTTTTGTACCACTAGCAGTTGATGTTATGACATCTCTACCCATAGCTTGGCATGATCCATCGTTTGCACCATTAGTTTCAGTAAAGTCTGCTCTAGCAGCTATTGATGTAGCTCTTGTTTCAGTTATTGGTGTTCCAGGATTTGTTGGATCGTAAATATTAAGAGCGTACTGTTTACCATAAGATATTGTTTTTAATTCTATTATTGCTTCATTAACTAAAGCTGGTGACAAATCAGATGCACCACTTTTCATAGCTGTTGTCTTTTTTCTATTAGTAAAAAAAGTCTGCTCGTTAAGTGTTAGTGCTTGTATATCAGTTGATTCTGTCCAACCAGATAAATATGTTTGTGTATTGTTACTTACAGTAGGCAACCCATTTGCATCATTATCTTTGTAAATAATTAAATTAGTTCCTTGTCCATTATTGTCATGATATGAAAAACCATCTCTTGTTCTCCATATTTGTAATACACCAGATGTATTTACACAACCTATATACTGATTATCTTCATCTGTATAAAT